ATTTTCATTATCTACCATATGGTGCCAGATTTGCATTTCTTCAACAATTACAGACATTAGCAAGTAATAGCAAGTTTGACCAATCAACCAAAATTCAAGCTACATATGACTCAGTAAAGTCTAATAAATATGTAAAGGCAAGTATTAAAAGATATTTGTATTCTCAGGTCAGGTCTCAATTTTTGAGAGTTGATGTGAATGAGATGGCATTAGCAGCTTATCTACCTGTCGCACAGTTTCAAGGTGCAACTATTGGTTCTGTTTTTGCTAAGAGTAGAAAGACATACTAATGGATAGAGATAGAACAAAACAATTAACTGAACACACTAACAAAGTTAATAAACATAGAAAAGAATTAGAACTATCTAAATCTCTAAGACAAGAAGTTGAGATTGGTGCTACAGGCACACAGAGATATAGAATTAAAAAAGGACCTAACAAAGGGAAAATACTATAATGGCAATTTTACGAGGCGGTGTAAAAATATTTGGTCAAGATATTAGATTAGGTTTTCCTAGAGATAGGTCACTTGATAATATCAATAAAGACCCTAGATTACAAAGAGCACCAGGTGGCAATCCAGAAACTACAATTAATAGATTTATTGCACAGGTAAACCAAGGTGAAGGCCTTGCTAGACCGTCAAGATACTTGGTTGTAATTCAACCACCAGCAACAATAAAAGTAAATAAAGAATATGGTGGACCTGGTAATCAATACAGTCGTGATGTATCAGCAGCTGAAGGTGGTCTCAATGAGATGGAAAGTAATGAGATGAAAAGAAATGTTGGTATGATGTGTCAAAACATTACCATGCCAAGTAGGGATATTGCAACAGCAGAAAACAGACAATACGGACCTGGTAGACTTATGCCATATGCATACAAATTTAGTGGTTCTATTGAGGCAAGTTTTTATGGTGATAAGTTTTTAAGACAGAGAGCATTCTTTGAAACATGGCAAAAGAAAATTATGGACATTAACACACACCATATGGATTATTATGATAACTATGTTGGTTCTATAGACATATTTCAATTAGGTTCTTTTGACGCTTAAAATGATAGAGATAGAGTTACATATGCAGTTAGATTGTATGAAGTATATCCACAAACAATTGGTTCATATGACTATAGTTATGGTGCAACAAACACACAAGTAAATGTACCAATCACATTAAACTTTAGAACATGGAAGAATTTAACTATTGACCAAGTCAATGGTGCAAGTGTAGGGTCATCTTTTGGTGATGTACCTACAATAAAAGCAGGAAAAGATTTTGGGTTATTTGGTGGTATACTAAATAGACTGCCGCCTGAGATTAGACGAGCAGGTAGAGATGTTCTACAAACGGCTAAAAGAAATCTACCAATTGGTAGAGTTACTGGTGGTAAAGTATTCCCACCATTTTTATAATTAACAAGGAGATAATATTATGGCTTTGCCTATATTAGAAACAGCGACATATGAGTTGACATTACCATCAAGTAATGTACAAGTTAAGTACAGACCTTTTCTCGTAAAAGAAGAAAAGATTTTGTTACTAGCCATGGAATCCGACAACGCTGGCGAGATTACCAAGGCACTAAAAGAAATTGTACACGCATGTACATTTGGTGGTATAAATGTAAATTTATTGCCAACATTTGATATTGAGTTTATATTTTTAAATATTCGTGCTAAGTCAGTAGGTGAGGTTGCTAAATTAAAGTTACTTTGTCCTGATGATAAAGAAACTTACGCAAATGTAGAATTAGATTTGTCTAAGGTCAATGTAGAAGTTGATGACGCACATACAAATGAGATAGTGGTAAATGATAAAGTTAAATTAATCTTATCATATCCTACTATTGATAGTTTCGACCCTAAAATGGACGCAACTAATATGAAGACAGCACAATTATTTGATGTAATTGCAAATGTTGTTTACGAAATTTATGATGGTGAAACTGTACATAAAGCAAGTGATTATACTAAAAAAGAATTACATGATTTTTTAGAATCATTATCAAGTGATGTTTTTCTAAAGATACAAAAATTCTTTACAACAATGCCACGATTACAGCATGAGGTTGAGGTAGAAAATCCAAAAACCAAAGTGACTAGTAAAATTATGCTGAGTGGGCTACAAAGTTTTTTCGGATAGCCCTCTCACATGATAACCTAGAGAATTATTTTCAGGTGAACTTTGCATTAATGCAACACCACAAATATTCTCTAAGTGAACTAGAAAACATGATACCGTGGGAGAGGGAAATTTATATGGATTTATTAATAAACCATATAAAAGAAGAAAACGAAAAACAGCGAGAGAGGGCTGCAAAAGGAAAATGAGTACAGAAATAAAAGAAGATGTTAAGGTTGCAGAACCTAAACAAAAAATACAAGTTGACTTAGAAGTAGATACTTCAATCAAAGACCTTGGTGTAAATCCGTATGCTAAATTAATACATATGGCAAGAGCTGTTGACGCATGGAGAATATTTCCGAGACTATTCTTAACAGTTTACATTGTTCTATTATATAAATGTGTAATATGGTATATGAACTTAGGTGCTCCGACTATGGAACAGAGTGGGTTAATCAGTATCGTTGTTGGTGCTGGCGCTGCCTGGTTTGGTCTGTACACAGGCACAAGTAAGAGTAAAAAATAATGGCAGAGAATAAGGGTAAAACTAAAGGCGCAATAATGTCAGCTGTTCAATCAGCACAATTAGCCGTAGGTTCAGCGTTAAAAGGTGGACAAATGGCTACGGGTGGTGGTGATAGTGGCGCTTCTCAATCAATACCCTTATTAGAAGATTTAAGGTCAATTGGTAGAGAGAATGAAAAGAATACAGAGAGTATGCTTAGTATATTCAAGTCTATGTTTATCTTTGATAAAGAACAGGCCGCTCGATTAAGAGACCAAGGTAGAGAGAACGCACAAGAAACACCTGTAGGTCCAACAGGACCTGGTATGAAAGGTGATATCAAAGAACTAAAAGATTCTAAAGGTATACCTGGTGTATTGGCAGCTGCGGCTGCCTTGACAGCTTTGGCTGCATTTGCCAGAGGTACAATGCTTGAAGATATATTAAGATTACCAACACAGTTAAAAGGTATCAAGGGTATGGCTACTTTTGCAAGTGGTGTAGCTAAAATTGGTACATTAGGTCTAGGTGCAAAATTCATTGATAATGCAACAGACAGTTTAAAACTATTTAAATCTAACTTTCTTTTAAGATTAGATGATTTAAAATTAGCTGCTAGTAACAAATTTGCTGCTATAAAAATGCCGGCATTTACAGGTTTGGCTGCTAAATTTGCTGAATTAAATTTTGTTAAGAAGATAACAAACTCAAAAGCCTATGCTATGGCAGTAACTTCATTAAACGGTATCAAATCAGGTATTGCAAATGTAGTAGGTCCTATGAAAAGTGCATTTAGTTCCGTATTTGGTGCAGGTGCTTCAGGTGGTCCTGCCGGTGCAGGTGGTGGTGGCGGTGGTGCAATTAATAAAATATTGGCACCATTGAGAGCAATTGGTAGAGTTATTGGTAAACTATTCTTGCCTATTACATTAGTTATGGGAATATTTGATGGTTATGCAGGTTTCATGGAAGAGTATGAAAAAGAACAGAGTTTTGCTGATGGTATAAGAGGTGCAGTTGTAGGTATAGTAGATGGATTTATAGGTAGTTTTGTAAGATTAGCTACAGGTGCTATTGCAGCTGGTTTAGAATTTCTAGGTCTTGAAAACTTGGCAACAATCATAAGTGATTTCGGTACAGATATTACTGCTAGTTTTTCCACTGCTGTTGGTGGTCTTGTTGATTTTGTAACAGGTATATTTACATTAGACTTAGAAAGAATTACAGGCGGTCTTAAAAATCTAGTTGGTGGTACAGCAGACTTCTTATTCACATTAGTAACAACACCAGTTGACGCTGCTATAGCATTTGTACAAGACTTATTTAATCTAGGTGACCCCGAAAATCCATTTACAATAAGAGGTTTTTTATTTGGTGAAGATGGTATAGTTACGAGAGCAATAAACTTCTTTAAGGGTCTATTTACATTCGACTTTGGTACAATTAAAGAAAAACTATTTAACATGGGTAAAATGTTTAAAGCAATTGTAGCTGCAAGTGCGGCTGCTGTTAAGGCAGGTTTTCCAGGTGGTGAATCACCAAGTGAGGCATATAAGAGAGTATTTGACGCCATGACTAAATCTGATACAGAGGTGGCGCCACAAGATGTTAAAGGTGATGATATTGTTAAGTCTACTGTAACAAATGTTGAAGGTGATACAACAGAAACAACTTACAAAACTGAACAACTTAATAATTACGGAAATAATGGTCAAGGTGGTGATGTAACCTATATTGACAATTCAACAAAACAAAATAACAATACTAGTAATAACAGTAATGAAACTTATACAGGTTCTTTGACAACAGGTTCAGACCCTTATTATGATAGAGAAGCCTGGGGTGGTGCCTAGTATTGACCAAGGTCTTTTTCGGTAATAATCTTGAACTCCATACCATTATCACTACAGTATTCACGAGCGGCAGACCATTTAGCCTGATTTTTGATATACTCAAAACTCTCACGCATATATGATTTTGTTTTCTTTTTAGGTGGTTTTGGTTTTACTGCTTGACGAGATGGTTTTATCTCAATCATAAACTTCTCATTGTTACAAGTCTTAACAACAAAATCAGGAAAGTATCTGTGCCATTTCTTATCAAGCGGACTATAATATCTAACTGGTAATTCTTCACTTGCCCAAAATTCTATATCTTGATTAAGGTCACAATATCGCATGAACCGTCTTTCAAGTAATGAACGATACACTATTTGCTTGGTATTACCGACATATTTCTTTGGATTGGTGGGTCTATATAAACCTTTATAACTCTTTCTCATATCACTCTTATAACCTATATAAATATTACTAACTAAGGATTATTTATACATGGCATTTAAAGCACTAGGACAACATATCAAAAATTTAGCAATACCACATGTAAGTAGTATTGTCAATAACTTTGTGAGTGGTGGAAGTCAGAAAGACTCAGGTAAAGTAGCAGCTAAGTTGATGAAGAAGTCGGGTATGGATATACCAGATAGTCCAGCACAAGCACAAGTGGCAAATCCACTACAATTTAGTCCTGTACAATATCCACTAGACTTAGGTAGTAACGAGTTAGGTCACTACATATTATTTGAATCAGGTTTTGTAGGATATAGTCCACAAACAAGTCAGTTTCAAACTGGAAAAAGAGTACAAACTGGTACAACAGGACCTGCTGGTAGATACAAAACATATTCATACGAACCATTTGATAAACAAAAGATTACAGCAAAAACACCATCACATTCTATTTCTACCTCAGGTATTGCATTGTATATGCCGGCAGGTATTAAGACAAGTTATAATCAGACATACGACAATGAAGAAACAGGCATGGTAGGAGATATAGAGGCGGCTGGTGTTGCTATTACAGGTGCAGAGGGGACTGCCGCTAAAGTTGAAGCTGCATTACAAGGTGTCATAGGTTCTACAGCTAGAAATGCTAAAAAGATTTTAGGTGAATTTGTGTCACTTGCTGGTGAAGGTGACCCCGTAAGATTTCTGGCCAAGAGAGCTGGTGTTGCAGTAAATCCTAGGTCTGAAGCATTTTATAATTCACCAGAATCTAGGTCATTCTCATTTACATTTGATTTCTGGCCTAGAAGTATGGCAGAAGCAGA